CAATTTTTGCACCTGAGGTGGTGACGAAATATGGCGAGTTAATTCCTGATGCGCCAGCTCGAATTCTCTCTGTGTTCGAAAAAAACTCGGAATCAGAGAGAGAGCAAAGAAAGCAGCAACTTGATATCTCGAGCCAAGCCAATGACTATATGGCCGCAGATAACAGGCGGCGAGATTGGATGGCATTCATTCTTATTATGATGGCTTTTTGCGCGAGTGGCTTTTTTGCTTGGCTTGAAAAAATCTGGTTATCCGCAGGCGTCCTTGCATTAATTATTGGCTGGGTAGTAAAGGGATTCTTGCTCAAACCGACAAATTCTAACGCGAAAAAGTAACGGTCTTAGCAGCCATACCTCTTTGCCCCATTCACCACCAAATACCGGCCGCCGCGCGGCCCCGTATGGCACGTTGAGTCTTGCGTCACCTTATCTGGATGCCTGAAATCCCACGGTGCTACGGGGTGCGCATCTACCCATAAGCCTGCCTTCTTGGCGCGGGCCGCTGTCTCCAGCGCCGGCAGGGATGTGTCTTTGTTGTATCTGCCATACACCCATGCCATTCCGCGCTCGACCTGCGCACGATTCACCTGAACACCGCCACAGGTGACAACAGCCACCGTGCGGCCGTATCGGTCCTTGTTTTGCGTGGCATAAGTGGCATCCTTGCCCCAGCACAACTCGGAAAGGGATTGCTTCGATTTCTGGCCGAAAGCCTGCTTTTTCTCTGGTGCATCGATGTTGTCCAGGCGGATCTTGAGCGGCTGCCGGTCCACCAGCAGGGTCATGGTGTCGCCGTCAGAAATGCTGATTACCTGATGAGCACAGGCGAATGATTGCGCCAAGGAGGCTAGGGCAAGCGCAACTCTGGATTTAGTGATGATTGCCATTAAAGCGGAAGTCCGTATGCCTCAGAACATTTGTTCGTGGCCGCCCAGTAAAGGACGGGATCGAGCTCTTCTGCATTCGTCAGAAATTTACCGTCCCTCACGGTAATCTCGGCCAATTGCTCGCCGTGACCATCCTGAAATCCCTGTGCAATCCATTTATGGAGACCGCAGGGCATAACTTTAGGCTTTCCGGAGATCATAATTTCATAGATTAAATCGCCTGGCTTATCTTCTGGCCTGGGAGTTGACATAGCCGCGATGGGGTTGATCTCAATGAATTTGACCGATAGGCCATATTTTTTGAGTAGAGCGATCAGCTTGCTGTGATCAAAAGTGGGGAAGCTTTCAAGCGCTGAATTTAGGTCTTTGCTCTCATGGATTGTCTTTGTACCTGCTTGATTCTTTTGGACACGAATGACGCATTCCGCAAAGAAAGATGCCTTTGCTCCATCTTGTGTCATTTTATTTGCGTAGGCTTGGTTGTATAGAGCATCGGCAACTGAAAGAAGCTCTAACGCGACTGCTGGAGAAGGTGCGTGTTGCTTGATAAGCGCCGTTTGTTGCCGAAAGCTCATGCCGTTTTCTCGATTTGCAGCGAATTCGCTCGCGACAATTCCATATTGCATGCACGCTGTTTTGACGTCTTCAGATATGTTGTTTTCTGGAGATGTTGGCGATTTTTGTTCGACAGTCGAGACGTTACTTTCTACCTCTGATTTGGCCGCGGTGCTTGAGCTTTCAGGTGTCGAATGATTTATCCCGACATAAAGAACTGCGACAACACATACTAAAGCGATGCCGCCGATGATTTTGCGCGCCCGAACTGAATACATATTTCCCCAAGTTGAATTATTGGAATCATTTTGACCCGGCAAGATTTTGCCATTAATTTTGGATACGGCTGCGTATCTCTTTGCCCTGGTGAATTTGATGCTTTTTCGGCATGATTAAAAACCTTCTTGGTATGTTATTGGGCGCTTTTCTGGGTATTCAAAGGCCGCCCGATCTCATCATTGTGAAGTCTGAAAACTCGGAATATACTGTACATAAATACAGTGAAAGTTATTCAGTCAGTCACAAAATATGCCACCGCCATCTGACATAAACAAATATTAAGATCAATGCTCACAAAACAGGAACAGCAGAATATTGAAGAACAGAAGTTGCTCGAATTATTCCGTCGCATTACTGACGCTAGGGATAGGCGCACGATGCTGACTGATGCTGAAACTATGGCTGCGCGTCAAATAGATAGCGCACCAAAGCTACGGCTGGTCATTGGAGGCGACTGCACTTCTGCCGCCGGATAATTTTTCCGCAGATTCGGCGCGCTCTAGAATCTGAAGTTGCCCATGCTCAGTTGATCGAACGAACAAATCAATAAGCTTGGCAAGCTTTGCGGCATCAAGCGAAATTTGAGGGGGAGGCGACTTTTCAACAAGTGCCATTCTTGGTGTCGGGGCGCTATTGATGGGCGATGTGGGTACTGGGCTGCCCACTCCTTCTGCCAGCCACATGGCATCAACTTCCAAGGCGTTCGCAATGGACGTGATTTTTCTGGCTGTAAGTCTAATGCCAGCTTCTAAGTTGCCAATTGTGGATTGCGACACTCCGGCGTTAATCGCAAGCTGATCCTGCGAAAGTCCTTTTTGTGTTCGCGCCCAACTGAGGCGATCCGCTAAATTCTTCATATCACGAATGTAATAGAAATGTCGATCACGTTGGTGTTGACTTAATTAAACACATACGTGATACTTGGGGTATGGACACGCAAAAAATCACGCTCGATCTACTGGCGACTGGATTAACGCAGCAAGAGTTGGCTGCCCTGGTCCCATGCTCCCAATCTTTGATTGCCGCCTTCGCTTCTGGCGCTAGGGGCAAGCAACCATCCATGGTGATTGGCAACAGTCTTCTGAAGCTGCATCGATCTCGTTGCACAAAGCCGCGCAATGATCGCGGTCAGTCCGTTACACACGCCGCCTGATTTTTTCTTCGAGTCATGAGTTTTCATGGAGTCCATCCAAATGAATGAGCGAGACCGTAAGACCGCTAGCGTCAATGTTTCGCGTCAGGCGTTTGAGAATCGCTTTTCTGTAGCGTATGAATCGCCTGCATCCAAAGAGTCACGCACTGAAGCGCTTGTTCTCTGTGGAAAAAAATTCTCGTTAATTGTGAGTCCGGATCTGCCGCTGACCGAAGCTCTAAAACTATGCCGTCTGTTTCTTGGTCTGGCACTGCTGAGAAGTGCGCAATTGGTGAAGCAGAAATTTTGTCGTCCATGGAGGCCTCTTTGCTGATTGTTGTGTGAGAGCTGCAATCGTAACGCATTAGAGGCTTCCGCCAAATTTTCAAAGTCATGAGTTTTCATGACTTTTAGTTTCCCGGTTTCCCACTGGGAATGTCACTGGGAAGTTGATTGAATTTTTATATGGCTATGACCATGAATCTCCTTGAACGCCTTGATGCGCCTAGCGTTGCGCCGATGTCATTGGTGCAGACCGTCAAAACCTTCCGTGCCGCTTGCCGCGCCGGTTGGGCTATGCGGCCAAGAAACATGACGGTTGCCATGCTGTGCCAGATGACGGGCATGCGTCCTTCGCACGCGACCGAGTATTTCAGCGACGCAGACAAGGACCGCAAGGGCCGTGAGCTGCGCGATATGCCGGCGAAGTACCTGCCGCCGTTTGAGGAGGCAATTGGCAACAGCTTCGCATCCCAATGGCTGGCCATGCAATCCCAACTGACCATTCTGGAAGCCCAGATCGCTGAGCAAAAGGCGGTCACATGCCGCAAGTAGTAATTCGTGAAGTGAGTTTTGACGAATTCTCTGCCGCGCGGAGCGCTCAACCTGAGGGGGAAAGCAGCGACCTCTTGATGGCCCTGTTTGAGCGCAAGGGAGTGCGGCTGCAGCACGATCAAATGCAACCGACGCCTCCAGCTGACGTGATTTCCGATTTGAAAAACCAGCGTTTCATTATTCGACAAGAGCAATAGGAGAGATTAAATGGCAACGAAAGCACAGGCTAAATCAGAAGCGCAGATTGAATCCGACAAGTGGGAAGTGGCAGATTTGACTCAGCGGATTCTGAGGGCGACGAACACTATTCCCGAAAAAGTTCTCAATAGCAGCTCGCATCAAGTGGCTGTTGCCTTTAAGGCTGCTGCTGCTGCTGCGCGCAAAGCAGCCGAGGCTACTCAGCCACGCCTCTCCAAATTGCGGGAAGCCTGGACCGCCATAGCTCCATATTACGCGCAGCAATGAGCTTGAAATTGAAGACGGGCACTCAACTCGCAGACGCTGGCATACAGCGTGCAGTCGATCATGCCGACCATGAGGGGCGTGACTGGTCGATTCAGATCATCCGCGAGTTCAAGAACTGGGTTGCTCGGCAGCCGCATGCGTTTGCAATCGAAGATTTTCGCCTGTTCGTGGAGTTGCGGCGTCGCGCATTGGTGCCGCCGTCGCCAAACGCCTGGGGCTATCTGAGCCGTGCCGGCTTGTCGTTGGGCATCGTTGAACATGTTGGATACCGTCAAGCCAAGAGTCGGAAGACGCACGGCCACCGCGTGATGGTGTTTGCGAGGAAGTCGGCATGACACAGACGCTGATTATGCGCGACCACAGCATTGAGCTGACCGAGGCCGAGAAGGAAATCGGCAAGAAGGTGCTCACCCAAGTGTTGCGCGGCATTGACGATCAGCATAACAAGCGCTGGCTGGGGGTGGTGCGTACATGGTTCGGCTTGGAAGAGGGCGAGATTACGACTGTTGATACTCGGCACCCGCGCAGCGGCCCTTTCCACCGGTTTCACATGGCGATGGAGCAGGCAGTCTTCAATGCGCAAGAGCAGTTCACTCATTTTGAGCAGTTCCGATACTGGCTCAAGTTCGGTGTCGGGCATGTCGAGTGGGCGGCCGGCCCAAAGGGTGGTGTTATCCCGATCCCCAAATCAATCAGCTATGCCGATCTGGAAGAGGTCGAGATGCGGGAACTGCACGCAAAGATGCTCGATTTCCTGCACGGCGAGCATGCTGCGCCATACCTATGGCGGCACCTTGATCCAGAAGAGGCTGGCCGGATGATGAAAAGTATTTTGGATAACTTCGAATGAAACGCTCAGCCCCGCTCAAGCGCGCCGGCTTCAAGCCCAAGGTATCTGCACAATCCGGCATCTTGCGCACGGCAACGCTGCCGGATCTACAGAAGCTGAAGAAGCGCGCTTTGAAATCAAGCTTTCCGAAGTCTTCGAAGATTCGCCAGTCGGCCCGTGACAAAGAATGCACCTTGCGCTTTCCCGGCACCTGCAACGGTCGCACAGATACAACTGTTCTGTGCCATAGCAATCGTCTAGCTGATGGCAAGGGGATGGGCCTGAAGGCTCCAGACACTCGCGCTGCTTACGGATGTTCCGCTTGCCATGACGTTCTTGATGGCCGCGCACCCCGTCCAGCAGGGATGACATACGAATCAATGAATGAGCTGTTTGATGCTGGAGTGCGTGAGACGCAAGCCCAGGTTGCTCGCGCTGGTCTGATGGAGGTGGGCAATGGCTGAAAGTGTTATTGAGGCCACATTCGCGCTGCACTGCCGCGCTGAAAAGCTTGAGCCGGTGCGCGAGTACCGCTTCCACCCTACACGCAAGTGGCGGTTCGACTTCGCTTTCCCTGATCGAATGATCGCTGTGGAGTGCGAGGGTGGTGCCTGGACAAATGGACGTCACAACCGTGGCGCTGGGTCAATCGCCGACATGGAAAAGTACAACGAAGCGCAGCGCCTTGGCTGGTCAGTATTTCGTTTCCACGGTGGTGCTGTAGCGAATGGCGAGGCTATCCGCTTCGTCAAGGCTGTATTGAATATGCAGGAGAAGAAGTAATGTCAAATCCATGGTTCCGCATGTATGCCGAGTTCGCCACTGACGCGAAGGTGCAGAGCATGTCTGAGCCTATGCAGCGCCGTTTGATGATGCTGTTTTGCCTCCGCTGCAGTGACGTCACTGTGACGTTGAGTGACGAAGAGCTTGCGTTTCAATTGCGCATCAGTGACGAAGAGCTGGCCGCAACAAAGGCACTTTTCCTGCGCAAAGGCTTCATTGATGAGAGCTGGGAAATAACCAATTGGGATAAGCGTCAATTTTCCTCAGATTCAAGCGCAGAGCGGACTAGAGCATATCGTGCACGGAAAAAAGAGCAGCAAAATAATGCTGAAACGTCACAGCTACGTCACAGTGACGGCCTAGATACAGATTCAAATACAGATACAGATACAGAAAAGAAGAAAGCCAAAAAATCACCCGCACAACCTGCGGTCGTGCTGCCTGATTGGATTCCTGCAGATGCATGGGCTGGCTACATCGAAATGCGAAAAAAGAAGCGCAAGGAACCTACTGCCCGCGCCATTGCGTTGCTGATCGCTGATCTTGAGAGATTCCGCGCAGATGGCTACGACCTTGCCGCGGTGCTGGATAAATCGACGGTAAACGGCTGGACCGACATTTACGTGCCGAAGGTTGACCCGCAGCCCCGCGGATCCCCTGCAAAGCCTGAGAAATTCGACCCCGTAGCCCACGTCAACCGCAACAAGGTGAACTCAAATGCAAGCGATTCAAACGTCATCGACGGAGCAATTTTCGAAGTGGTTCCAGCCTATCCAGGCCCTTGATGGATTGTCGATGATGGACCACCTTTTCAATCGGCTTGATGGCGCATATCCGCACAAATGGCGGTCAGCGTTCCCAAACCAGCAGGCGATCGACAACTGGTGCGTGAGTTGGTCTGAGGAATTTGACGATTCTGGAGTCACTCCTGCCGACATCAAAGCGGGGTTGAAGGCGTGCCGTACAAAATACGACTGGCCGCCAAGCTGCGCCGAGTTCATCAAGGCGTGCCGCCCCTCCGTTGATGTCCTGGTGGCGTACTACGAAGCCGTGGCAGGTGTGCAGGCCCGGGCAGCTGGAAAGATGGGGGTATGGTCTCACCCAGCGATTTATTGGGCTGCTATGCCCCTTTCGTTTGATCTTGGCACGCAGACTTATTCGCAAATGAAAGTTCGCTGGGAGCGTGCGCTGACCGAGCAGATGGAGCGTGGCGAGTGGGCGGCAATTCCGGAGCCAGCCTTGGCGCTGCCCGAGCCTGGTAAAACAATGCTGTCGCGCGAGAAGGCACAGCAGCTAGTCAGTGAGTACAAGGCAGATGCGGCTGTGAAAGACGTTGCCAGCAATATTGATTACCTCTACTGGGCCAAGAAGATCAAGGCGCGGCAGAAGCGCGCCGACAAATCGCTGACACTCATTCAGATCAAGTTTGCCGACGAAGCACTGGCTGCAGCCGGTGCCAGGGCGCAGGGGGCGTAATGGCGAAAAAGCGTAACAAGTCATACAAGCCAAAGCTGGTGCTGGCGAATCCTATGGAATGGGCAATCGCAGGATCGTGCCTGCTGAGTGACGCCCAACACAGTCAGTTCATTGACCCGGTTGACACGGCGATTGACATGATTCGGGAAGGCCGGGCAAGCCGGCAAGACTGGAACACGGTCGCCAACGCGATGAACGTTGCCGAGGGCTTGGTATTTGTCGGCATCGGCGGAAACCTTTTGCCTGCCATCCAAGCGGCGACAGAGGCACTGAAGGCCGTGGCCGGTCGGATGATCGCCGGCGGCTCATCCACATGCCGGGCGGACGAACTCCACGCGATCCGCGAAGGCCGCGATATGTATTCGGCCCAGCTCAAGGCCAGCACACAGGGTGAGTCGAGTCGCGCGGTGCAGCGCGTGAAGCAGATGCACCGATCGGGCGCGATGGAGGACATGGGCAAGCTATTCGACCGAATGCCTGCATCGCGGGAGGCTGCTTGATCAGCATCGATCGACTCGTGGCGGCGCAATTG